ATTTAGTCATGACTAAAATTGTTTTGGTATTACTATTGATTCTCCTAATTCTCTATATGGTAAAGTAATGCAACGACAGGATGGATGAACCGGGATTAATCCAAAAGCTCTCTCCAATGTAAAGATTTCCCCCTCCAATGCCTGACAATCCGGACAAACTCTATCATCGCCAGCGGTTAAAAATTCGGCTTTCACTTTCACTCCGGCTATTCCCCAATTTTTATATTCTTGTACCATCGCCTGATGATGGGCCCGGATGATTTCTGTTCTGGCTAATATTTCTGCCCTTCGGCTGGCTGGTATAAATCTACCTAGTGTATCTGTCAGGCTTAAATCCCCAATGCCTTCAATTAATTTCCGCATCTTTAGGGCTATTGTTCTTGGACTATCCCCGTCAATCATTCCCTGAGCTAAAACCCGGCTGATCATACTAGCCATATTATCAGTTATCCCCTTTAGTTCGGTATAAGTACGGGTGAATAATAATCCTACACGATCAATATGGAAAGGATTATTTAATGCAGCAATGATTTCCGCTTCATTCCCGGCTAAAGGGGGAACATTGAAACCAGCTTTTCTCATTTCAGCCCGTGCTCTCAATACTCCTCTCCGGTAACTATCCCGGATATAAACATTGGTCCAGGCCGATTCTATTGCAGACCCTAATTGTTGTGTTTCTCCTATTTCTAATATTCCGGCATTGATTTGACGGTTTATCCAGGTCATAAACTCATTAATCTTATCGGAAGATCGGGGGAAGTTAAAAGCATTGCGGGGAGGCACTGTAAATCTATTGTAAATGCCCAGCACATTTTGGTTTATTAAGGCTGTCTGGATAGTTACCCCAAGCCCCCGGAAACGTTTGTTTAAATCACGTGAAAACGAATTACGCAAACTGACCGTCCGGGTTGGGTCGTAATTAACCGCATTCACATGAATAGAATTATATGTATTACAAATTTCACACATCAGTACTTAATTTCATGAGTTACATAAATCGGTTGCCCTATGATATCCACTCCTATGCAATAAGTAACAAACCGGGTTTTCTGTTTTGGTTTATTCATTGATTGGTTCCTCCTCCGTTGGTTGTGTTTCTTCCTCCTGTATTATTTGTTCTTCTTCCGTTGTTACCGGAGATTCCTGTTTCATTTCATTTTCCATTGCATCCATTACGATCTTAATGGTATTATCATCCAATCCTAAAAAGTATTGGAAAAATATTTCAGGGGGAATGATACTTTCAGCGGTTGGATTGCTGGTATATTCTTTCAGAGCAGTAGCCCGGATGCGTCCAACCTCTGCCTTATCCTTATCACTTTCACTATGAAGATCACTCCATTTAATGTCATACGGTTCTTCTTTCTTTTGAGTAGCCGGAAGAACCCCCAATTCAATACAACGGTCTATGAATGGACGGACAATTCTTGGTTCTGCACTTTCGGACCTTCTTACATCAATATAACTATACCAGTTGTTTTGATCTTGACTGCTGGCCAGTTCTCCTCTTTCACTACCCAATAGTATTCGTTTAGGAATATTGGTGGCAGCTGATATCATTTGTAATTGAATGTCCACGTGATTTAAGGGGTCTGATACCTGCGATTCCAATGCTGATATATCCACGCCCTCTACTGTTAAGAATCTTCTCAGATTGCTTTCATATTCATCAAATTGGTCCTTTAAAGCTGCTTGAGCATTCGGTCCCATAGTAAATCCTTCATTTACTTTTCCTTGGTAACCGGGCCTGGCCCCTCTCCAGAACATTTCTGCGGAACCTCCTACAATCTTCATTAAATCATCCAGCCTATTGTAACATTTCTTCATGGCTGGTATTCCATATATTTCACTATCCAGAATAGGACCTGTAATATGAATAATTCTGGTATAATGAATCAAAGCGGATTGCTGTTCATTAATCTGTACTGAATAAGTTAATGGTTTACCGAATCTGGGAGAACTTGGATTGGTTTCACTGGTACTTATTATGGCTTGTTGTTCAGAGAAAGGAAGTACATACAATAGTTTCATATTTTTTCCTTTCAGAACGGGTTGTTGAAGTTGATCTAAACTAGTTGCATCTGAAAATCCCATTACCATTACTGAGTATCTTCCGATGGCTGCTAATTTATCAGCCCGGAGAAATATACTTTTCAATTTTAATTCCTCATATACCTTTTTCCAACCTTTTTCCAATTCAGTTTCCTGATCAGTAGCCTCTTCCACTATCACATCCCCTCTCCAGGTTGTATCCACTGGTTTATCAATAATGGATGCGGCTATATCCTGACGATCATATTTGGCATAATAATCGGAAAAGGTTAATTCATTCTTATAACCTAATGCCGCATATATATCCCGTGCTCCATTATATTGAATACCTAATCCAGCAGCATAATTCATCCGGGTTATCAATTCCGAATAAGCCTGGAGAGCTGCCTGTTGTTTATTGGTCAATATAGTTCTTTTCATTACCATGCTTTTGCTTCTTTTTTACCCGTTAATTTAGCGAATGCCCCAGACCCTGCATCAACCTGGTCCTTATACTTTCCATATGGGAAATACCGGTATTCCTCAATGAATTCTTTGTTCCATTCTCCTGATAATAACATTACATTACCGTTATTAACCTGAACAGAAAATGGATCAGCCCGGTAAACTTTATCACCCACGGGCCGTTCAGCATATATGGAGAATCCTGCCAGGTTTAAAATAGTATTTTCAGCAGATTCTTTTCCACCTGAACCCGGTTCCTGTTCTATGTAATATATAGTTTCAATTCCTCCATAAATTATATTTTCAATTCTATCGGCTTCTGCTACCTGACGAATGATTTTTTCACGTTCATGAGTAGCCCATTGACCTCTTTTTACATCTACTATTATGAACCGTCCATTCTTTAATTTCACCATTTTTAAACCAGCTGTATATGCCCCAGCATTTTTGGTTCCGGCCTTATCCCAATACCGAACTACAGATTGTATCTCATTAGGGGCAGGAAGGCCCTGAATAGTGGTAAATTGATCCACTTCAAACATACTTCCTCCAGGGGGTACGGGAGTTTGCCCGTATTGACCTGCATATTCATGCTGGCCCATATCCTTTTCAGCCTCTTCTAATACTTTCCAGTCCATTCTTTTGGGGTCCAATAGATCATCTATATAATGAACATTTAATTCTTTTGGTTGAAGATAGGGTCGGAAGTTTTTCAATTCAGCCGGGAGACAAATATGCTTGATTTTGCTTTTCTTCTTATCTAATAAATGCCCCGATGGATCATCCTGATGCAACCTTTGCATTACATATACTGTGATGGATGCTTTTTTATCCGTTTTCCTACTGGATAGAGTTTTATCACACCAACGGTTTGCCTTGGACCTTTGAACATCAGAAACGGCCTGATGAGGATTCAATGGATCATCTACTATATTAATATCACCGTGAAATCCAGTTAGGGTCCCCCCTACTGAAGTGCTGAAACGGTTTCCTCCCCTTTCTATTCGTGGTCTGCGGCCCTTGTAAACAGTGATTTTTTTTTGAATCCTGAAATTGCTTTTGTTATCCTTGTCCTCTTTTATTTCCATTTCAGGAAACACCAACTTGAATTTATCACTCCTTATCATATCACGGCTATATTCAGCAGCCTCCAATGATAGGGTATGACTATATCCAGCAGTAATAAACCTCATCCAATGATAACGGGTCCAACACCATACGGGCCATGCAATACTTACTATGCTAGTTTTACTCGTACCGGGGGGAATATTAATGATCAGATCATATTCTTTAGGAGCTTTTGTTGCCCTATGTTCTGCTATCTTTTGTAATTCATCACATAGGTATTTTATATGCCAGTTATTTGCTAAATCATTACCACTGATTTCATCCCAGAAGAACATGAAAAAGAAATAGAAACTTTCCATGCATTTCATCCGTGCTACCGTATAAGGATTTTGCAGGATGGAAAGCTGTGTTTGTTTCATCCTATCTTCTTTAGATATGTTCCTGGTCCTTTTCATTATTTTGCTAGGTGGGTGATTAATGTTATCAATCCTTCTGATAAGATTTCTCCAATACCGATTTTGAATGATTTTTTATCTTCCGGTACACTCAATGATTTTCGGATTTCATTGGTGACAAATTTAGAAGTGGTCATAAGGACCTTATGATTTTTTACACTTACTTTTTTGAGTACGAATCCAGAGGTTTGAAAATCAGATTTGGGAATCGCTGATAAATACCAATCTGATGGTGATTCTGAATCCTGATGAAATAAAACCTTATCCCCTTCTTTTAATTTCAGAATTTTTACGGCTGGTTCATTGAAATTTATACGGGAAATAGTATTGAAAGAAATCAATGGATAATGTATTTTGTTCTCCTTTGCTATTTCCGGTGTTATGGTTCTTAATTTCATGGTTGTGGAGTTTTATGATTTTCTATTGAAATAAATATCTATTGAAATGAAAGGTAAATGAAAAAAGAATCCCCACTCATATTTAGAATAATCAAAACCGATACCAAATACTAATTGATATTTAATAAACCAATATAGCTTACATTTATCTGATATCTTTATTCTTCCTTTGGTTTTCATTCTTTTATTCCTTCCTGTTGTTGATTATCCCTTAATTTGATACCTAATTGAACCAATTTTACAACTTCTTCTTCGGTTAATCCATCTGTTTTAACAGCTGATTCCAAATTGATCGGACCTCCTCCTGGCCCACTAAATTCATGCTTGAAAGCATCACTCCAGGGATTCTCATGATTACGGGTCCGGTTCTTTAACCAAAATATGGCGGCAGTTGTATCCGGAGGATAATGTTTGGTCACTGGAGTTTTAATCACTTTACCTTTCCATATTTTAATATCAAGATCATCATGACTGTATCCTATTGCCCTATGATATAAAGATGAAGCAACTTTACTATCAGCATCAGCCTTTGCTTTTTCCCAGGCCTCTTTGAAATCTGGGTGACGTTCTTTCCAATACAATAAAGTATCTTCAGTCACTTCAAAACATTTGGCTAATTCTGGTTGAGTTAATCCCAGAAGGGTTAATTCATAAACTCTTTGTGGATAATGGGGTTGATATAATGAACCTCCCAGGCCACTACCTTTACCCCCTTTTTTTCTTCGGGGCTTTTTGATTGTTCCTGATATGGTTCCTTTAGTGCGTATCATTTCAAATTTATTTGGTGTGTATTTCTAAAATTTTTCAAATTTGATAAATTTAGGGGATTCTTTTTCATATTTCCTAATTAGGATGAATTATAAATAATCCATTGATTTCATTGAGATTGCATATAATTTTGTTATTTAGAATGATAATAAATAACTATGGATTCAAATTAAAACTTTAAAAACTTTTAAAAGTTTAAAACTTTCTTTATTTTTACGGATGTAAACTTAAAACAAAAGCGATATGAAATATTTTTTAAGATTCACGGATACAGCTAATGAAGATTTACAAAGAGGTACTAGTTTATTGGATCTTCCTTCATTAAATTCACCAGAAGTACTGCCCGGTCTATGTGGTTATTCTTTTTGTGAATTAGAGGATATTGATTATAGTATAATGAGTGAATCAGAAATTGAAAATAAAGTAAAAATGTTTCAAAAAAATGTTTATTATTCTGGAGCTGCTGTATTATTTAAAGGGGAATATATTACACAAAATATAAATGGGGAAGGAGTTATTTTTGAAGCTGTTGAAATATATAAAATTTTTAATTAAACAATGAAAAAAGCTAGTTTACATACTTCTTTAGAATCTGGGGACAAATCTATTTATTTAGAAATGTCCCCTGATGTCATTCTTTTATCTAAAGTCAAAACATTATCCGGGATTAAAATAAAATCCAGAAACGGAGTATTTCATATGTCCTGTGATTTTCATAAAAAGAATCTTTTAATCATTCATGAATTAGGGTTTTTTTTAGATGAAAAATTGGATAAACTTATTAATAGAAAACCAGAGGAATTTTCATCAAAAATTCCCATTTTAAATATTCCCGGCCTTCAGGGAACTTTACGACCTTTTCAAAATGAAGGAGTATTTCACATTAATCGGTTAGAAGGGAATGCTGTATTGGCTGATGATATGGGATTAGGAAAAACTATTCAGGCCATTTCATATCTTCAATTACACCAAGAGAAACGGCCCGCAGTTATTATCTGCCCCGGATTCCTTAAATTAAATTGGGAAAGGGAAATAAATAAATGGATGAATCCAATTCCTTCCATTTTAATTTTATCCGGGAGAAAAGGACAAACCATTGAGCCAGCTGATATTTATTTAATCAATTATGATATTCTTTCTAATGAATATGAAAAGGAAATTTGCCCAGCTACCGGGAAAAAGAAATCAAAAGAGATTCCTTTCACTGGATGGGTTGATTATCTTATGGAATTAAATATTGAAAGCCTTATTTTAGATGAAAGTCATTACATTAAAAATAGTAAATCTCAACGCACTAAGGCTTCTTTTAAACTTCGGAAAAGAGCCAAATCAGTTCTCTCTATGTCTGGGACCATTATGGATAATCAAACCCAGGACCTTTTTAACCCAGTTACCATTGTAAATAAAAATATTTTGGGGACATTTTGGAATTTTGCGAAACGGTATTGTAATGCCCATCATGGAAGGTTCGGGTGGGATACAACAGGAAGTAGTAACACTGCTGAATTACATCATTTACTTACTTCCTCCATTATGATACGCCGTTTGAAATCAGAAGTATTGACGGAATTACCTGATAAATCTTTCAATTTTGTCCCAATGGGATTAAATAATGAAAAAACCTATCTGAAAGCAGAACAGAATTTCATTGCTTATCTCCGGGGGACTATTCAAAAGGAATTAGAATCAGTGAATGAAGAAATGACCGGAAAACTAAAGAAATCAACCAAAAATTTCAATTTAAAAGTTTCCTCTGTAATTAGTAAGGAAGAAATAAAACAGGCCCAGGAATCCAAAATAAATACAGCAAAACGGGCATTACATCTTACTAAATTAACGGCCTTAAAACAATTAGCTGCTAAAGGTTGTTTACCATCTGTTATTGAATGGTTGGATAACTTTATGGAATCTGGTAACAAAATAGTGGTATTTGCTATTCATAAAGCTATTATTGAAGAATTAATGAAAGTATTCGGAAAAGTAGCAGTAAAAGTTGATGGGAGTACTTCTTTCTCAGCCCGTCAAAAAGCAGTAGATTCATTTCAGAATAATAAAAAAATCAGGATGTTTATTGGTAATATGGATGCAGCCGGGGTTGGGATTACTTTGACCGCAGCCAGTGATGTAGCCATTATAGAGTTACCGGATAAACCAGGATTGTTAAGACAGGCTCCGGACCGGGTTCACCGGATTGGGCAAAAAGAGGCCGTCAACGTTTGGTATTTATTTCCTCCCAAAACAGTAATTGAAAAAGTAGCCATGAGTTTAGATCGGAAAGCCCAAAATATTTCTTTAGTTTTGGATGGGAAGGATGTTGATGATAAAGACTTAATAATGGAATTAGTGGATGAATATAAAATCAAATGATTATGTATAGGAGATTTGGGAAAAGTTACCGGAAATATCAAGAATTATTAGTTGCTTTAAAATGTAATAGGGAATGTGTAATAGCCACTAATGATATTGAAAAATATAACATAGAATTTTTCCATTGGACTAATAGAGAATTGGAAGTGATTAATAAATCCGGTTATATTTACAAAGTAAAATTAAAAGGGAGTAATGGACATAGTTCAATTATATCGGGATTATAATATTCAATTCCTAACCGAAGGACATAAACATTGCCGTCCGGGTTGGGTGAATACTCCTTGCCCATTTTGTACTGGGAATCCAGGATATCATTTGGGGGTTTCTGAAGATGGTTCTCATTTCTATTGTTGGAGGTGTGGGTCACATAGGCAAAAAGAGGCTTTGTCCAAACTTCTAAATGTATCAGAAAAACAAGTCATTGATATTATTCGTAATTATGCTGGGACTGTTTATGCGCCGGAAAAGAAACGAAAAATCAGAAATAAGGCCCATAAAATGCCAGGTAATATTACCCCCCTTTTATCTAGACATAAAGAATATTTGGAAAGCCGTAATTTTGACGCAAAACAATTGGAAAAAGATTGGGGATTGGTTGGGACTGGAGTAATATCCTTATTGGATGGAATAGATTACAAAAACCGCATCATTGCCCCTGTTTTTTGGAATGGTTCCCAGGTTACTTTTCAGGGCCGGGATATAACTGGACGGCATCCCCTAAAGTATATGGCTTGCCCGGAGAATAGAGAAATCATCAAGCATAAATCTATTCTGTATGGACGACAGGAATATTGGGGGGAAACTGGTATTTGCGTTGAAGGAATAACAGATGTTTGGCGATTAGGTTTCAATGCTTTTGCTACATTCGGGATTGAATATAAATTTCAACAGGTCCGGGAAATGGCTAAACATTTTAAACGGGTGGCAGTGGCTTTTGATGATGACCCACAGGCTATTCGTCAGGCTGAAAAATTAGTTGCGGATTTATGTTTTAGAGGGGTGGATGCCTTCCGGATTCCTATTGTCGGGGACCCTGGAGGAATGGATCAAATGGAGGCTGATTATTTAGTGAATAATTTAATACCTAAAATTTATTGAAAAACTATGAAAACGAAAGATGTAAAATTGACTAAAAAGTATCTACACAAAGGGGAAGAAGTTTCCATCATTAAACGGATTAAACCCCGGCCCAATCGGCAATTCGGGGAATACCCCATCCGTTTTCTCCTTTCTTCCGGGGAAGAGGTAATTGCCTCAGAATTAGCAGAAATAGAAAATAATTAGATTGAAATTTTTTTATTTAAAACCTGTTATATATCTTTACTTTTTCTAAAGAGAAACTAAAAACAGCTAAATGATTGAGCCAGAATCATAAGCGTTAAAATACAGGTTTTAAGTCCTATTTTAAAGAACTCATTGGGAAAGTGCTGGCTCCACTAACCCTTTGAGTTTTTTAATTTTAAAACCGTAGTAATGAAAAGGACCTCTATAAAAATAAGTGAAAAAAGGGCATTGGATGCTTATTCCAATTCTGCCTATTATACAACAAATAAACTTCTAACGGCCAAATATAGTCCTAATACGGCCATGTTCTTTTCTAATTTAGTAGATAAATATAAATATTTTGAATCTAGGAATATGTTAACTCCTGATGGATATTTTTATTTGAAATTAGAAGATCAAATGAAAGCTCTTGGATTAGGTATTAAAGCGGTAAGAACGGCAAAAAGAGTTTTGACTGCTGCTGGTATTATTTCAACTAAAATGAAAGGAATCCCCCCGAAAGAGTACTATCAAATCCATATTTATACTTTATTAAAAATTTTGGATGAATATGAATATTCTATGGAGGTTGAGGATGAAATCCCCATTCCTACCCCTTCGGCTACCAATATTCCTATCCCTTCGGCTACCAATATTCCTACCCCTTCGGCTACCAATATTAATAAAGAAAATAAATTAAAAGAAAATAAAAATAAAACCCCTATAAATCCCCTTTTCGGAAAAGATAAAAAAATACAACCAGAACAATTTGAAGAGTTCTGGAAAATCTACCCAAATAAAAAAGGAAAAGGAGCTGCCCAAAAGAGTTGGGATAAATTATGCCGAAGTAAAACCGCTCCAGAATGGGTAGTGATACGCCGGGCCATCCGGGAACAAAAACAAACCCGACAATGGAAAGAAGAAGATGGTAAATACATCCCCCATCCGGCTACATGGCTAAACCAATCCCGCTTTTTGGATGAAGTTACTGATCGGGATAAAACTCCAACCTCAAAAAACTCCTCTAAAGTTTCTGATAAAATCTATATCCAGAAAGGTTATCAGGTAACTGCTAAAAGTACCAAAATAAAATTAGATGTCCATAATCAGCTTGCTGAACTTAAAAAGAAAGAAAATGAAAAATGAACCTTTTATTGATAAAGATTGTTTTGATTGTGGTAGAACTTTTAAAGGCCGGGCTGAAACCCAATGCCCCTATTGTCATAGAGAAAAGAAATGGAATGAATTAAATTTCCAATCTCAGATAGGTCCTTTAACAAATATCCCAGGAAGAGTAATGATTGAATTTAAAATCATGAAAACCCCTAAAAAGTATCTTCCCAAATCAGGTTCAGTTTATTTCCACGGAGAAATACGGAAAGGAAAAACTTTTTTGGCGGTTCGTTTAGCTTGGGAGCGTAGAAAATTAGGAATGATTGAGGCTACTGGCGGTCCTTCCATAAAATTCATTAAAATGTTGGATTATTATGAATTATTGAGAGAAACTTTTTTCAATCCCAAATTAAAAGAGGAAATCACAGCCATTAGGGATTGTGATTTATTAATCTTTGATGATCTTACCACCATTAGTGGGACAGATTGGAGTTATGATGTATTGTATCATCTTATCTCTCACCGATACGATGAAATGAAAGATACTATCTTCACTTCCAACTTATCTCTCCCAGAACTTCAGGAAAAAATAAAAGATGCTAGGCTAATACGCCGTATAGAAGATATGTGCGGAGATAATATATTTGAAATTAGTTAAAATCATCCGATTTTAGCCAACGAAAATAGAAAACTATATAAAGATACCGGATTGTATAATTGAATTAAAATTTACCAATGAAATTGGTTTGTATAATATGAGTAAAAATCCAAGAATAGAACGACAAATCATTATAGGAATGATTGTCAGCACGGAATATCTAAAACAAATACGGCCTCTTTGGTCCTCCCGGTTATTGAAATCAGCTATGGCCAAGCGATTAGCCAAATGGTGTATGGATTACTATGATCAATATAATTCAGCTCCGGGGAAAATGATGGAAATCCTTTATCTGGAAAAACTAAAAGCAGATAAATTACCCAAAGAGATTGCAGAAGAAATTGAGGAGGATATTCTGCCGGACCTTTCAGAAGAATATGAACGGGACCAATTCAACGTTCAATATCTTTTAGACCAGACTGAATTGTATTTTCAGGAAAGAGGCCTGGAAGAATATCAAACCCAATTAAAAGCCTTATTGGATACCGGGGATGTGGAAGGGGCTAAAAAAATGGCTTCAGAATACAATCCCCC